TTACACATTATACGTATTGTCGTCTCCAGTGATATATGAAAATGGTATTGTTTTAGGTGCCTTCGGAGGATGTATTTTTTTCCACCCCTTAGCAAACCCATTTTTTGCTATTTGTGTATAGTAAGCAAACGGATTGTTTGATTTTTCTGGATTGAATCTATTCCAATATTTGCAAAGATCCTCCATTGCAAAAGCCATACAATCAGCTTTGTCTTCGGGATCCCTATATGCCATCTTTTTAGATATACCCTGAACCATAAGACCAAACATCTCTATAGTCTCTGAAGTAAGCTCTCCTTTTTCTTTTGACTCCAATACTGCAGCCATCAGATCTTTATTTCTTACGTAAGCCTTTGCCATAACCTTTACACTTGTATTATTTTTAGTTTAAACCTCGAGGTTAGTTTCGGTCTAAACCTTATCCTCTTCGGTCCCATCTTCAGAAGAAATGAGCGTGTCCCCAGTAGGTTCTTTTCCATCTGGGGCGACGCTCATTTTGTCTTTGATATTATCAACGAAAGGCTCTGGTGATTCAGATTGTTCCTCTCCAGTAGGAGCAAAAGCCCAAACTTTACTAAGTATTTTTCTTAGTTTTTTTTTGACTCTTCGCTTTCGTCAAGGTTATATCCCATTTCTGTGTTAACCTCTACATCTGTTTCAGCATCAGTGCCAGCTGCTGGTGCTTCTGCTAATTCCTGGTTGGTTTTCATGATATCAGCTGCTGCTTTTTCTGCCTTAGCTACTTCAACATCATATTCTGCTTTGTGCTCACCACCAGGAGCAACTGCTAATTGCTGGTCTGTTTTTTCCACGTCATCCGCTTCATCAAGGTTATATCCCATCTCTCCACTAATTTCGTGGTGTAATTCTTTATCTGTACCGTCACCAGGAGCAGATGCCATATCTGGGTCTGTTTTTACCATATCTGGGTTTGACTCTTCACCTTTAACAGATTTTACATCATAATCAGCATGAGATCTTCCGCCTGGGGCTTCAGCTAATTGCTGATCTGTGTTTTCAACGTCTCTTTCAGATAACTCTGAATTTCCTTCCGCAGGTGCTGAAGACATTTCGTTGTCAGCCGACTCAACTTCTTCGGTATTTTCGTTTACGTTATATCCGACCTCATCTACCAAAGAGTCTTTAAGCTTGACACTATAATCAGTCCCTTTCTCAATTCCTTCAGGTGCTTCTTCCAAATTAGCATGATCTTCCTTTTCAATGTCCTTTTTACCATCTTCGTCTTGATCTTTAGACGAAGGTGCCTCAGAGGTATTTGCTTTTAATGTAGCGGCTGGAGTTTTATCCTTTTCAGATGCTGTTTTGTTCTCTGGAGCTACTGCCATATCATGAGAAGACTCTTCTAAAGTATCCTCTAGAATTTCCTCAGAAGTTTCAATTGGTGATTCGTTCTCTTTAACATCTTCCTGGGTTTCATCAGCTTCCTGATTTTCTTCACCAGCAGATTTTAAAGCTTCTTCAATATCAACAATCTCATCCATTCTGAAATCACCGGTTCTTCCATTATCCATCAAAACAGTGTAAGATCCAGATGTGCTATCCATAGAAATAATCTTTCCAGTATTTCCAGACTCTTTAACTTTTACGTAATCACCAACATTGAATTTCTGATCCTCGTTTATCTCTTCTACCTCAACAGAAGAAGATTCTATTTTTTCGATCTCTTCATTAACTGCTGCCCATTTTTTTCTAAGAGAAGATAGTTCTTGCTCAAGCATATGCTTAGCTCTTACCATTTCTTTAGAATTTTCATAAAGTGGGTTTGTAGACATTGCTTGTGAGATTTTGTTAATCTCGTTTTCAACGATAGCGATGTTATCAATAATTTGCTTTCTGTCATTAAGCATAATTGACTTAATCCTGTTCTCTCCATCCAAGAACTCCGTTAGTCCTTCAGAAATATCATATTTCATCAGATCCTTAACCATCGAAGTAGCTTGTGTACCGTTTACTTGGAATAAGGAATTCTCATTCATACCTTCATTGATCCTGTTGAGGTAAAGGTTTGAGTTCCATTTAATCAAGTTTACTGCTACACCTTCGAAAACTTTAGACTCTAATCTTTTAGCAAAATCAAGTTCAACAACATTTGAGAAGTTTTCATAAAGGTTAATTATGTCAGAAACCGCTTTTGATTCGTTAACTCCTAAGCTTCCAGATATTTCTAGAGCTATCTGCTTAGCCAGCTGAGTTTTGTCACTAAAGTTAATCTTATTATCCCTAGAATATATTGATACCGAATCAGACTCTTCCACTATCTTAAAGCTGCTGTTTCCAACATAGAAACTTAAACCACTCTCATTTATCTTAACCATCGGAGAATAGAATGACTCTAGCAAAGATCTAAACTCTTCTGGTAGAGAAGCATATTCAACATTTGAAAGTCTCTTGATTCCCTCAGAGTTACCTTCAAATACGTTGTTACCAATAGTAAATACAGTTTTGCCACCAGCAACATGAACTGGAGAATAAACTTTCCTCACCGAAGAATTTCCGTTGTTTACAGGAATACTTAGCTTAGACTCTGAAGATTCCATTAGAGAAAGCGTATTCACAAGATTTCTTACCGTTGGGTTGAAAGACCATCTTGAGATCTCTTTGGACAAAAGTGCAACGGACTTATTCTCTGATATCAACCACTTATTCAGAGATTCTGTTACTGGCGAATAAAAATCAGAACCAGCGTTCTTTTCGATAGAATATAAAGCTTTTGAAACCTCAATTTCAGGTCTAAGTGAAGCAATATTTTCCTTAATTGCTTCTACAGCAGCTTTTACTTTGTTATCCCAGTTGAAGTTTTGTAGTTCTTGGACAAATGCCTCTGCTAATAAAAATTCAGGGGTATTATTATTCTTTAGAAGGTGAGTGAACTTTTCACAAAGTATCTTAACATTTGGATGTTCATAAATACCTGTTCCTTTTAAAGATAGAATAGACTCATAAACGCCAAGGTTGTTAACTGCCTGTGAATCGAGGAATGCTTTAGCTGAAGGATCCTTTTCTGCTACCTCTTTAAGACTCTCTGAAATATTAGTAACCTCCGCAGTATCTTCTTTCTTACCATCTACATAAGATCCTGAATTTCTAGAAGAATTAGATCCAATTCCACCCCAAGACTCCATTAGCCTTTGAGCTGCTGATTTAGATCTTTCTATTTCTTGCTGTCTTAGCATTTCGATAGGGTTTGCAGCGGTTTCGCCTTCGCTTTCCTTTACTACCTGGTCAACAGATTCAAGGATTGCGGATTCATTTACAGATTCCCCATTTTGTATTTTATTAATGTGGGATTCGCAAATCGATTTAACCTCAGGATTAGTGGTTGTTTCCCTAAGAGTTTTTAATTGATTAAGTAAGTCCATTCTACTTGTGTTTTTTTGCTTTTTATATATCACACCTGCGATATTGAAACTTTTCCATTATATATTCCAACCAATCCAGGTTTTTTGGAAAAATTATCTCGCTATAATAATTTCAAGCTTTACGTCAATGTCGGTGTGTGGGTTGCTGAATGTGATTCCTCCATCCTCATAAGGTAAAAAATCCTCACTTAGATTCCATCCAGTTTTTTCAGAATCAGTGGAACCTAGCTTTCCACCGGTTAAAATCATTAATTCTCCTACATTATAGGTATTATTCCTATATGTCCAATAAATATATTTCTTCACCTGTGGAGTTCCATTGGTAGGAGTTGGAACACCAGGTATAATTGGTGTCTGGGACCCAAAAAGAACCGGGTCTTTTGGTGCAGGATACTTAACCTTCACTGCTATCCATTTGACGAATCCATTTTCATCACCTATGTCTGTTTGGCTTATCTTTACACTTTTATTTCTTTTAAGTGTTACTCTAAGTCTTGAATATGATATAACTTCATCCTGGAGATCACTAAAATCTATGAAATTTGTTATGTTGTAATCTTCCTCAAGCACGAATTTGTCCTTTCTAAAAAGGAATCCATCTATAGGTTGTGGAGGACATATGATAGGTCTGGTTGCCATTAGCTTGCTGTTAATATTGTTAGCTTAACTGGATATTCAGTTGGATTTGAAAATACAAATCCACCAGTAGCTGCTCCTGTATATCCAACCTGATCTTCTAAATCAGGCAAAGTTTGCCATCCTTTCCAAGAAGCATCAGGTTTAACTTGTCCGGTTAGCATCATCACATCTGACATAACGTATCTTAATCCGCTATTATAATGCCAGTATAAAAGCCTTTGATCCTCCTCAGCATCTGCATAATACCTTGCTCTAGCAAGTAGTAAGCTCACTTCTCCCAAAGTGGTATCATAATCACCAGGATCAAGGTTAATTGAAGAATCCGGTGATATTACAAAAGTTTGTTTCTGGTAACCAGAAAAAGACTGTAGTGGGTGAAAATATTCGGAAAGGTCAAGCTTTTCTTCTATGTCTGCTTGATATGTAACATTCATAGAGGTTTGGAATATTCTTACCTCGTGTGGATCATTATAATTTGAGAAAGTAAGATTTACCCTCTTCAAAGAACCAGGGGTGTTAGCAATTAGGGTATACTTGGTGTCAAACGGACCGGATTGTCCAGTAGTCAATGCACTATTGCTGTCGCCATAGCCAAAAGGAGTACCTGATCCTGTGCCACCTACACTAGATCCTCCACCGAAAATCTCCAAGTTATCACCTATGTTTGCGCTCATATTAAAGTCTAGTGGGGTTTATGTCAGGATTTTCTGGCATAGCAACAACTTTTGGTCTAATCCTCTTGTTTGCGTTTGCATTTACTATCTCAACATTGCTATCTGCAATTGGTTTTATGGTCTCTTCATTTTTTTCAGATCCTGATGTTTCTGCTGTAACAATAGACTCTGACCCGTAAAAATCCTCAACAATTTCGTCGTTTTCATTTAAGCTATTTTCTAATTCCATTTTTCCACCAGGAATGTTGCTCATTTCATAAGAGGAATCATAGATTAAAGGCTCGCTTATATCATCACCAAGATCTACAGCATCCTCCATTTCGATACCAGAATCTTCGTTTTGAAGTTTTTCCTCGCTATCTGGTTTAATATAATCGACAAGTGATTTAATAAACCCTAATGCTACTATAGGAAGAATAGCACCAGATACAATTGAGAGTATCCTCTTTTGGAATATCTCTTCCTCCTCTATCAATCCAAATAATTCAGACCAAGAAGTATAGTCACCCAGATTAACGAATGCATAGTATGTGTTCCCCATGGCTTGCATTGCGGTCAACAGAATAAATAGGAACCAAACAAGGGATTTGTTCATTTTTTCCATTACAATTAAAGAGGCAAGAGATGCTGCAGCACCAACCTCAAAAGCTATTGCCAAAGAAATTGCCAACCACGTGGGGTTGGATAGTTTAAAAAAGTCAATAACGTGAATGGTAGATATCACAGACACCATCAAATACAAAGAAACGAAGGTGGTTATGATAAAGCCATTAACGAGTTTTGATTTACTCTTCACTTGCTTCTAATTTGTTTTTTATCTCAGACAGAGAAATCCTTTTCTTATCAAAGTCATCTTCATAAATAAGGAATTGGAACATTACCTGATTCATCTCGTGCCTAATTTCAGCCTTAGTTAGTGTATTGATTGAATCTAATTTAGTGTTAAGCTCAGCGTTAGAAGCTTTAAGCTCCTTTTCAATTCTATCTATATCGCGATTTACTCCACATTGTCTGAAAAAGACAATCACTAAAAACCCTAAAACGATGAATTGAAAGTTATCTTTAATTTTTTGTACCATGATTATTTACAATTTTAGTTTTACTATATATCTAACCTTATTCCATATACACTAAAAAATAGGCCCCAAACAAATGGAGCCTATTCATTTCGAATGGTTTTGTGCCTTTTTAGGCTATTTCAATGCCCTGCTGAGCTGCTGCGAGTTCTCTTTCAAGGTCCTGGATTTCTTGGGCATCTGCTTTAGCAGATTCTAATCCTTGCTCAAAAGGCTTTAAGAGAGAAATAAATTCTTTCGCCTCCTTTAATCCTTTACCACTTTGTTTTGAGATGAAGTAGTGACTTGCCTCCAAAGGCAAAGCTTGTAAGTAAAGTATATTGTTCTTTATTCCATCAGATTTGAGATTATCCAATACTTTACAAATTTCTATAACACCCAGGGATTCTTTTTCTTTCCAGGAAGCTTCATTTTCCATGAAATCAACAAATTTGTTAATATGGTCCATAGATTCAAACTGAATTGCATATACTTTGGTAGAAACCCTTTTCTTTGCATTTTCAAGATTTTCCTCTGCTGCCTTAATTCTACCTTCGTTTAGTCTAGAAAGAGCTTCTTCTCCGATTGGATCAACTAGTTCACTTGCATCAAGCTCTACCATCTTTCCTTGTGTCTTTTTGTTTGCCATTTGATTGCTTTTTATTTTTTAGTTTAATAAACGATATTGTTTCATTCAGAGATATTGAAAACATCAAAATCTTCACGATTATGTTGTAAATATACCTTTAACCTTTCCCTCAAATCCTTAACGGGATATAACTTAGGTTTTTCCTGGGGACCAATGTGACATAAAAAACCACCATGGGTCTCTAATCCCGTTTCCTCTTCAATAATAAGTCTGTATAAGCTGATTTGAATCGAATACTCATTATGTGAGTTCTCATAAAGATCCGCAAATGGGTGTAAAAGTTTTTTAAACCTACCCTTAGGGTGTTTATCGTCCTTAAATTCCTTATTTGTCTTCCAGTCACCAATAAGGAATAAAAGCTTTTTCTCCTTTTTATCCCACATTAAGAAAGGTTGGTCAACGGTTCCTGCAAGCCTCCATTTATTAGAAAATACTTTAAGCTCAGATTCAAGAGGAACAAGTTCTCCAAATCTTTCTTCCTTAAGAGATATAAACTTTTCAACCCTACTCCTTACCTCAGGATCCTCTGGCATTTCAGGATCTAATCCCATCCAATAATCTTCAATCCACTTATGTACTTTAGTTCCAAGAGCATTAGCAACATCAGCTTTACCCTGCCACTCTGCTTTAATAACCGAAACATCTACTCCCCTTTCTTCAGCTTTACGATTAGACCAATATTCACGATCAAAGGGAACTTTGAATTTTTTTAGATATGTTGTTACAGAATCATACTTAATACCCTCGAAATGATACGTGTGAGCAGATTCGTTGAAAATAAACTTCGAGTCTTTGAAAATATCTAGCTTCTTCTGGTAATCCTTCCTTGTATTTTCTAAATCAAACAATTCCTAAGTAAGTTATAATTGCATTCCAGTTCAACACACATAAAGTAACCAGTGTTACCTCTGTTATAAATCTAAATATCCATATCCATGAAAGGTACCTAAAAAAGAAATAATAGATAACTAAATAAGAATCCCCATTAGTCTCTGGTATAGGTTTAAGAACTGGGGTAAGAACCTCCTGCAGATTAAGTTTAGTGAGATAGTCGTTTACGGGCTTAAGTTCTTCGAACACATAAGCAGGTCTAGCATCTACGGGAAATTCACGTGACATAGTAACCTCAGGAGGTAAGTTTACTACCGTATAAATTCTTCTTAACCAATCCTTCCTGAGTCTTAACCTTGTCCAGATGGGGGAATTAATGCTCTCGTCATATACAGAAATCCTGTATTGGTAATAAACCCTTAATTCCTTAAGAATTTTTAATAACCTAAAAATAGCTAGAATTCTTCCCATCATTTATTTGAAATCAGATTTACCCATAGCATCCTCCATCTTCTTTCTGATCTTAGTACGAGCTCTTCTAATTCTTGTAGCAATTGATCTCTTCTTTATATCGTATTTAATAGCAATATCTTTGTATTTCATACCATTTATTTCACGATCGATCATTATATCACGATAGATATCCGGAAGTTCCTTAATTTCGTCTATTACTTGCTCATATACATCATCTATATCGCTACCTCCCGAAAGGAAATCCCAAAGAGGATCGTCTTCAATGTCATATGATCTGTTCTTTTCTTCTGCCTTTGCAGAAGTGTATTCCATCTCTTCAGAAGATTGAGAAATATATCTTTTTCTGCTTTTTAGCAAAAGTAGAGATTCATTTCTAGCAATGTTGTAACACCACGTAGAAAAATTCCCTCTCTCGCTATCATATTGTTCTATCTTTTGCCAGACCTTCGACATAGCATTAAGGAAAGCATCCTCCGCTAGCTCAAAGTCTTTCAAAATACCGTAACAATGATTTAATACCCCTGGTTTTACTCTTTCGTAGAGGTACTTGAATTCCCTCTCTCCTCTAGTCTGAATGAAGCTTTCAGCTAGAATTTGTATGTTTTTTTCTTTTGCCATTTTTTTGATTCCCCTAGTAATTTCCTTTTACCTCCTATTTATTATTTAACCTAATGAGTTCAATTCCAGCGTCAAATAAAAATTTGAGCGATTCAAGTTTTCTATATAACTCCTGGAATACTAACCTTTTAATTCCACTTTGGATTATCAGTTTAGAACACTCGAAGCATGGAGAGACGGTAACATAAAGTGTAGACCCATCCGAACTTTGCGTACTCTTAGCCAATTTAGTAATAGCATTTGCCTCTGCGTGTAATACATGAGGCAGCGTAACGTGAGAAGCATCTTCACACACGTTTGGGAATCCAGTTGGTGCCCCGTTGTAGCCGTCGGATATTATCGACTTATCTTTGACTATCAAACTTCCAACTTTCATTCTTTCACAATATGAGTTTGTTGCCCACACCTTTGCCATTTCTAGATAGACCCTGTCCATCTTCCTATCCTTAAGGGTATAAAAGGTTTCGCTTATTTCATTGAAATTATCCTCCGATAAAAATACCCTATTAAGAGCAGGACTAGCAATCCAGTAATTACCCCTTGAAAGGTTATCGTCATTAAAAAAATTAGAGGGATCAATATAAGTTTCTTCCATTTGCGGTTCAGGATTAAAAGGTAGTTGAGAAACAAATATACAATTTTCCACCGTTTGGAAAAAATGAAGTTATAAACAATTGTTAGAAGTTGTTTCCCGAAGGCCTAAATGGGATATCGCTTGCAACTGTGAGAGGGGATCTTAGTGCCTGGTAAATAGAGGCAAGCAAGGATTTAATTTCCTGAGCATCCTTAGATGTAATCGTACTAGTTGAAGGAGTAACTGCACTGGTAGTAGAGGCTTCAGATTTTTTAACAACCCCTGGTGCTGGTGTTGTAGTAGAATTATTTTTCAAGCTACCCGCTATCTCCTTTATTCTTTCTATAGCACTGGCTGATTGTCCAGGTCCTGAATCAGTATCAGCATCCTTTGCAGGGGAACCTGGCATTTTTGATTTTAATTCCTGTACAGAATTCACTGCTTGTCCAATCACTCCTGTACCATTCTTTGCAGCTTCGAGTTTTTCCTTACCTAAAGCTGTTATGGACTTTAATTTATCAAGACTGAAATTAACCTTAGGTTTAGCTTTCACTTCTTCATTCTTGACAGCAGGTTCAGCTTCTACAGGATTGATAACCTCTTGAGCTGCAGGGGTTGGGGTTGGAGTTTTAAGGATTTCAGTATCCTTAATAATCTCTGTTTTAGGAGGCTTGTAATCTGGAGATAGCTTTTTAAGATCCTCCTGGGTAAAATATTCTCGGTCTCTTTCACTTAAAAAATAATCGAATTCGTCTTTAAGGTAATCCGGATCAGCTAACAATTCTTGTTGATCACTCTTGTCAAGATCCTTTTGAGAATATTCTATAAATTCGCTAATTAGCTTAGAATCGGTTGTGATCTTGGATAAGGCAGATTGCAATGGGTTTTGCTGTACAATTCTACCAAGTTTTATATTCCTTTCCCTCTCCTCCTCAATCATCATATCCAACATCTGCTCTTCCATGGTCCTAACTTTATTGCCTTTGTCCAGTTTAACAAGCTCTGGTCCATCCTCACCGACAACCGCAATTCCATTACCTTCAATAGTACCCCCGTCCTTTAATCCAGGTATTTTTGGTATTACCCCAGACAAAGCATTTTTTATAGTACCGCTACCCAAAATGCTTTTAAAATCGATAGGTTGACCCGCTTTCACCTGAGCAACTTGGCTAGGTAGCTTTGAAATAAAATCTGAAGCAGACCCGGTAAGAGACTTTGAAATATTTTCAGTTAGATTGCTAATAAGCTTATCGTTCTGAGAAGCTATAGTTTTAGAAAAAGATTCGGTAAAGCTTCTGAACACCTTTTCTAGGTCCTGTGTTTCTGGGGCATTTCCTTTCTTTAGGTCGTTTACTAGATTCTTGACACCCTCAGATGACTCTATGTTTGCCTTAGTGGACTCTTTAAGTTCCTGATAAAGTGAATCGAAATTTGAAGAAAGTGTACTTAGCTCCTTTAATAATCTGTCGGATCCGTTTGCCATTTACTGGTCGGTTATTTTCCAACTATATATCTAATATTAAAGATTATCACTTTTTGCTAAAACTGAATACCTCTGTTTGGCCACTCTCTTGAAGCTTCCTTTTATTTTCCTCCTCTACCGAATCGTTAAGCTTATCGATCCAAATTTGGTATTCGTAGAATGGGACAGACTCTAGCCAGCCTGGGTCTATTGAATGCTCCCTCCAAAGTCTGAATTTTAGATCAAAATAATTCTCCAAAGATATTTGAAATAACGAAAAGAGATCTGAACCCTGAGGGAAAGTAAATTGGGGCGGTGACCTCCCCATCACCGCAAGCATCGCATTTTACTCTTACCTTTAAGTTTGTTCCTATCTTAATCCTTTCAGCCAATTCAAAATAAGCAGAAAACTCTTCCTTAGTCCATTCTTCGGAGGATGAAACCATTGCTTCCTTTATTTTAAAATAGTCTAACCCCCTCCATTCATTGAAATAAAATGGGGCTATCTTTATAAAGCTCTTATCAACCTCTTCACCCCTTGCAACAGAGTCAGCAACAAAAGAGGCTATCGCTTTGGTAACACCGATTGATGGAGGAGCAAGTTTAATTGTCTTCCCTATTCTCCTTATAGGGAAAGCGAAAGTCCTTTCGGTTGATGAATAGTACTTCAAAAGGTTCTGATCTATCTCGTAATTACTCAAAACACCCGTTCTTAACTCTATCCCTTCCATTCCAGTACATCCCTTAGTTGTACAACCACCATCGGGATTTACAATTATTCTATTTTCGCCCTTTACAAAGGTTAAATCCCTAATTGCCATGATAATGAAGAACCTATCCTCCTGCTTGAGATCTTTATACGAAACAACACCACCACTTTCACTAAACTTTACTCTACAGCAGGTTTCAAGAATGAAATTAAGCTTATTGTCTATATCTAGCATATCATCCTCGTCTATAGTAGAGAATTGTCTAATTTCCCTTACCTCAGCTGGTCTAATTGCTACTCTAGTTGGTTCAGGATAAAAAAGACCTTTTGACGGAAGCATATTCATGGGTAGATTCTTCCAACCAAGATCCAAAGGCTTAGTTTCAGAATCTTGTACATAAGGTTTACTCTCCATACTTTTCTCGTGGACATTTCCAAGAGGTTCTGACTCTACAACTTCTTGCTGGGGGTAAATATTTTCCTGTAGCTCGGTATCAAGGTCTAATTCACTGGGGTCGTCGTATTTAATACCACCAGAAATTTCTTTTTCCCTTAAAATCTCCTCAGGCGAAAGGTTATTATCTGACATGCTTGCATTTTTCTTTATATACCGCTAGGGTATAAAAACCACAAATTATAGAAAAAAATTAGAATTAAGTTTCCTGTTATAGGAATAGATCGTTCCAGTAATCAGACTTCCAAGTTGTGTCGATCGTGTAGAGGGCATCACCAGTATCATAAGAAAGGTTCATTGGTGTAATTGGTTCTACTAAAAAACAATTATTAAGAGTAATCCTTCTAAAAACATCACCTTGTTTATTGAATACTGAAACTACCATCGAACCCACATAATCTCTTTTTAAACCCATTGCTCCAGTTAATGGATTGTATATTAGGTCAGACCACTGTCTTAAAACCTTATAAAGGACCATAGAATTATCGTCATTCAGGTTTACCTCAAAAGACATATTAAATTGCACATCAGAAGTTGAAGGTTCACCACCAGCGTATCTTCTTTCTGCAAACTTATAGTACTGTGTTACAGCATCTGCCGGTTGTATATCAACTTGCAGGGCAGATATACTCTTCACTTGCTGAGTGAGAATGTTTTCTCCCTTAAAAGTGGTGTTAGCAAGATTTATTCCATTTGGTGGGGTAATCAAAACTTCAAACTGATTTAAGAAAACCGGTTCGTAGTTATTCCTTGCTGCCTTAGAGTTATTAAAATGTGGTAAGCCTGCCATTTATGCTTTTTTTATTTTAAAGGAAAAGATCATCCCAATAATCAACTGCCCAAGTCATATTGATTTCATAGAGGGTAGTACCATTTACATATTCTAGCTCCATCGGATCAATTGCTTTTAGAGGGAAGCAATCCTTAAGGGTAATTCTTCTGAATACATCACCGCTTTTATTAAATACAGATACCACTATCGTACCGGTGTAATCAGCTTTAATACCTTGGGCGCCTGTTAATGGATTGTATATTAAATCCGTCCATTGCCTCATTGTTTTGAAGACATACATGGAATTAGCATCATCAAGGTTTACTGTGAACTTCAATCCAAGATCTAGGGTAGTAGTGTCTGGCTTACCTCCAGCATAATTCCTTTTTGCAAACTTGTACTTCTGGGAAACAAAGCTAGGATTTTTATCCACGTCCAAACCGCTTACAGAAACAACCTGTTCAAGCAAAACCGGACCTCCAGCTACAGCCGCAGGCGGTATAACGTTTACCTCAAACTGATTGAGATAAACTGGCTCGAATTTATTAACCGAGTTTATGGAGTTTTGGTAATGTGGTAAACCAGCCATTTAGTTTTTCCTTTTTTTATATTTATCCTATTTTTCTAATTTAAGAAATTAAGCAAACTGAATAAATCCTCCAGCAGCGATACCACCAGTTCTTGTTACTGTAATTCTGTTTATGAACTTTTGGATACCTCTAGCAGGTTCGATAATAACGTCGATAATTCCAATGTTTTGGTCGATGATTGAAGGCGGATTGTTGGAAGAATCCATAATAACCTGGTAAGCATAAATACCGCCACCAGCTCTTACACCATCAAGGTAGTTATCAACCAAAGTCTTGATTTCAAGTCTGATAGAATCCTCATTGAAATCAAAGAGATAGTTTGCCATGATTTCCTCAACATCATTCTCAACACTAATGAGAAGGTCCCTCACATGTACGAGGTTAAATGCTGAGTTAACAGTTTGATAAGCAGTTTGGTTACCAAAGATAACTACGCCAAGGCCTCTTCTTTTAATAATCGGATTAAGACCTACTGGCTCCAACCATCCTCTATCTTCGTCAGTGAAATCATATTCAAGGCCAACTAAATTTTGTCCCGAGATAACCCCTCTTTTCTGACCAGCAATAATACTGTAGGGTTCACCGTTTGCAAATTTTCTTACAAAGTTATTAGAAATATAAGCTGCTGGTGGTACATTAACGTTTCTATTGTTTTCCCTTACTGTAAGATAAGGAGTATAGAACGCAGCAAATTTTGCTCCCTGGTCTTCAGTTGGTAAACTGAAGGTATAAGAAGGATTAAGCGATAAATTACCACCCTCTGAAATGTATTGAGCCTTCAGGGAAGGATATGGGTTAGTCTGAGTTGGTGCATCAGTAAATCTAGGATCTGTAGATGCTCTAAACTGCTCCATTGATGGTGCGTTGATAAGTGCTAAAGCTTTTTGTCTCATCATCGCAAGCTTACTTAATTGATACTTAGAATTCGGAAGTATTTGTCCGCTAAACGTATCAACAATGTATCTGAATGATATTACGTCCTTAGCAGCAAGTGTTGCTGCGATGTTAGTATTGTACATAACATCAAGGATTTCAGAAACTCTAGCATCAGTACCATTTGGTCTGTGAGAATCTCTCATGGTAAACCCATTTAAGTAAGTGAAATCAAAAGACCTAGTAAATTGCGGAATTGATTTGAACTTCTGTACTTGGATTGGGCTTCCAGCATAGTAGTAAAGTGGCCTTGCAGTTGTTACTTGGACAACGTTTGGCGTTGTTGTTTGAGCAACTGAAGTAACTCTTGTTAACCTATATTGCCTATTGCTACCAACAGTTTCACAAATATCCTGATCCGTAGATACTATAAGATCTCCAACAGCTATTGGCGATGAAGGAGAAGAAGATATAGTGAAGTTAGTTGGATCTATTTGTGTTATCACGTCGATAAACTGGTTAATAGATCCTACTGAAGAAATAATATCTGTCTTATCGCTGCTTACAGAAGCACCTATATTGTCAGAAGCATAAACAGTACCAAAAGCAGGGTAGTCTGTAAGCTGATCTGGGCTTTGTCTAGAAACATTATTAAACGTTCTAGCGTAGGAAACCGCGAATTGGTCTCTATCAATTGTACTTTGGTATGAAATGTAGTTTACAGAACTTCCGGTATCATTTAACCAAATCTGGTCACCGTCCTCTAATTCTCCATATAAAAGGTCTTGGTAAAATGCAGTGCTAAGCTGCCCAGTTAATACATTATTAGGTGTACCTGCAGTTGCTCCTGTTGCTGGATTTACTTCAGTTATGTCAAGATAATCTGAAGAAGTAATTTGATAGTAATCAGCAGAAACATAACCAGAAGTAGCACCAACCATATTACTGTAAGGTGTAACTGATATGCCTTGGGCTGAATAGGATGCAGTATCAAGTGGGTGTGTCCATGTTAGAAGCACTTCTCCGCCAGTCTGTATGACACCTGCTATTTTTAATTTTACCAAATCATTTTCTGAGAATTGGTTTATAACCGAACCAGTTAATCCGGATAGACCAGTAACAGTACCTATAATGAATGGAGAGGAGGTAGCGCTAGGAGTTGCAAAAGATGCTAGT